GGCCAACTTTGGCTAGGAGAGGTGTGAGCATCAGCCTATAGGCGGTGCCGCTCACGACCGCGCCCTGGATGTCTTTGGCCATAGCGACCGGCGGAAGCTCTAGCTCATTGAACAGGTCGCCTATCTGGCGCTGGATGCTTGTTTCTGCAGGCACAAGGTTGCCATCCCAGGTGATGTATTCGACCCTGGGAGGGGTCATATTGGGGTCGTGCTGATAACCGAAATACCGCCCGCCGCCCCGGAACATTGGTTTGTGTGTGACTGGGTTAAGCTCCAGCATGCCCTTCGGGCCGATCAGATTAGGGTCCGCGTGTTTTTGGAGTATGGAATCTATCTGAGCATATCGGTTAAAAAGAGCTTTCGCGATGGATTTCGCGGCTGAATTATAGCTAGACGTGCCGTAAACGTCTTTCGATGTTCTGATATTCGGCACTGGGATAACCAGAAAATCCCCCAGGTTGTGAACCTCTCTTTCTAAGATACCTGGGAACTCTTCAGCGAATCCGGTGAAATCCAGCCTCTTTCCCAGCGTGTTGCCATTCAGCGAAGAATTTAGCTCGTAAACCCGATGTTCAATGTCTATTTTACTATGAATCTCAACTTTGAGATAGAAGACTTCGCCCCGCGCAAATGTCGTTGCTAGGACATGGTACTGCACCCGCCGCAGGTTTCCCGGTTCGACTACAGGATACCATATGCTTGGATTGTTGCTTTGGATGATCGCGCTGCCTTCGGTGTCTTTATATATCTTCAGAACACCGTCGCCTAAGCTGTCGCAATCGACCATAGCCTCAAACAAAGTTTGGTGAAAATCAGAGGCAGCAACAAATTCTTTTACTGCTTTATCCTCTGGCGTGTTTTGGTCGGATGCGCCGACTTGGATTTGCTTTCCAAGCAAAAAATCCATCGCGCGCGCGGTGCTTTTGGCGAAATATCCCAACCAGATTTTGAGTTCGCTTTTTCCGTCTTCTCGGAGTTGCCTATCAAAGTCTTTCCAGCAATCATTGAAACGGTTCTCACGAATTGCCAAATTTTCTGCATATAAATTCTGTCTTTCAGAATCCGGGGGCCAATTTTTATTTTCCTGAAATAAATCTTCGAGATTTGTATAAGTCATGGAAACACCGCGAAAACAATAAATTTATATGTGTATTTCAGGATTCGTTGCCCAATAGTTAGACAATAAGTTGAACCAGTGGTGCCTGTTGTAATTCGTTTTTGCGTGGCAAGAATGGCAAAGTGAGATTAATGACCACCGTTGCCCGCAACCCTGTCCTTTGTTATAGTCAACGTGATGAATGCTAAGGTTTCGTCCGTTCTCTATATCAGTTTTTGAGCAAAGATAGCACTTTCTCCCAAACCGTTCTCTTATATCTTCTCGAAGTGAATGTGTGAATTTTGGACAATATGGTTCAAAGCTGATACCGCCCAACCACGATTTATTGCCCGCACCGCTTTGGGATTCATATTGGCACTCGCGCGAACAGTATTTTCCTTTGTTTCTCGCAATTTCTGCCGGCTTCGTTTTAAATTCCTTTCCACATACGGCACATATCACGGCCACCTTTGCGCGATTGGCTTTCCCGTAGCAATCGTGTGAACAATAAATTCGGTTTGCTGATGAGTACGATTCAAAGGTCTTTCCGCAATACTCACATGTAGACGAAGAGATGACGGATTTGGGTCGTGTTATCCCCTGATTATATATCAGCCTTCTACGACGAACGGTTGTCTCCGAGCAACCAAGCACCGCCGCTATTTCTTTATCACTTCGTTTAAAATCAACATATTGCGCGTTCATCCAACCGGGATCGATTTGCACCCGCACGCATTTAAGTTCTAGCTTATCATTGGGCGTTTTGGCGCGAAGATGTGCGAAATGTCTGCTTTTGATTGGTATTTTAAACTCGCGTAATCGACATACAACCGTGGAAGATGTGCATCCTATCTCGTTAGCTATTGCCGTGGTGGATTTATTCATATCCACGTATTGAGTTTTTAGCCAATTGGCTTCTATGAAGACTTCTCTTGGTCGGGCCACTAAGTCACACCTCTCGCCGTGCATCTCGGAAATCGTGAGCTGTCGAATGGTCCGAGAAACCATCTTTCAGGAGCTACCCTAGACAGCAATTCGTGATTGCCTTTTGACTATTTATATGTACCGCGTCGCTGCTTATCGTTATTGAGCATCATTGAATCGTTGGGCATGGTCAGCGGCATTGACCGCTATCTGTTTGGCGCACTTATGGCAAACCCACAGTTCCGGGCCTTTCAGGATCGAACGCTGTTGGTTATAGGCTTCCAGAGTCAGGATGATGACCTTCTGGGCATCTGGCACCTCAAGAGCATTGTTCTGCAGGGAGTTGCCGCAGAACAGGCAGATTCCGGTGCCTCTTTTTATGAAAGTCTCATTATCCTGTTCCATGCGTACCTGTCCCTGGAGGGGCCATCATCGTTCTCCTTAAGAGGCTCTTCCTTACCAGATTTCTTTGATTTCTCATTCCATCGGTAGTTGGCAGTCTCGATAATTGACCGCTTACAACCGCTATAATACCGGAATTTGTGAGTGTAAAGAGCAGATGCCAGATCCTGCAGTTCTGAGTTAACATCAACCTTTATGGCGTGGTTTATTATGCCACGGTCAGCCAATTGTGGGTAATCCGTCCTCAGTTGGGTTATCAGGGAGAGGCCGCCGCCACCCGGATCTATATCAACTTCCTCTAAGAGCAAGTCCTTTCCGTCCCACTTGATGAACTCACCAAAATCTTTTGAGTACTCCACATTGGTTTTCATCCGGTCATAGTACTCTTTGACCAGAATCCAGCCCATTGAAGGCGAATGTGCATACAGGCCGTAAGTCGTCGGGTGGTCCTGGCCATAGTCACCAGACACTATCCAGCGATTGAAATCGGTTGGCAGCTTGTCAATAACAAAGCCGTTCTCTGGACGATCATTAAAGAAAGGAAAGATAGCGCCTTCGGCAGTGACCCGCTTACCAAGGACGTTTCGAGAATGCCAGACCGATCCAACCGGCCACTGGCTTTCTATGCGTGTTCTGGCTTCTTCGCTCAGGTCCGGGTTATCATCCATCGTGAGATGGAGGTAATAGGCCCTGCCATCCGCTACGTAAGGATCTAAAATCTCTGAGTACATCGGGTCAGTTGGACCCGTTGGGTTGAAGGTGAACCAAACTTTCGAATTTTCGACCGATGTCCTTGAGAGGAGCTGATTCAAAAAGCTAAGAGGATAAAGGAGAACTTCGTCTGCCAGAGCGCCCGCAAGCGTCTTGCCCTGAATGAGGTCCTGGCTGGATTCGTCTTTGCCACCGTACACAAAAAACGAATTTGTGTGGTCTAGACCGATGTCAGTAACCTCTAGCCTGTGACCTTCGGCGCTTGCCCGATACTCTTTCACTTCATAGTTTGGCTCTTCGGACAGGATGCGTTTAAGTGGCCGAACTATGTTTCTAAGGCAGGTTCCTATCGTCTTTGAACAAAGTGCCAGGTCTTCCTGGTCGAAGGTGTATGAGGCCCAATTGATGAATGAATAAGAAGCGGTGATCGTCTTCCCGGACCGGACCGCGCCCTCCAGCTCTATATAAGAGCAGTTGGCATATGGGTTACCGGGCCACCACCAATAGAGGATTTGCTCTTGCTTTGGGCTCGGAGTCTTCCAGACAAAATTAGGTTTGCTTGACATCGAACACTTCCGCCGCCCGATTGCCGTAAGACTTCCAGAAAGCGGATTCTTTCGGTTTGTCCTTATCGTCTCCTGGATTGCATTTATTCAGGGTATCAAGGACTTTCGCCGCCGGAGCAAGACATGAGCCTATTGCACCAAACTGCTTCGCTTGCCTGGCATCCTTTGCAGAACCGACCGCGATCTCATAAATCTCTTGTGCGCAAGCCAGAAGATCCAGGCCTTGCTTTATCTCACTGGATTCAACCGCCTTTATTATTTTTTTGGTTATATGCTTATTTCGTTTATGATCTTTGAAGGCCTGAATCCAACTTTCCTCGTTTCCACTTCCAATCCACTCGTGGAAAATAGTGGAATATCTTGTTCCACTTACGATAGCAGCGTCTATCTTCGCGCGGTTGGGGTGGTCACATACTTTGCACACATGAAATCATTCCTGTAAAGTAGAAAATTGCCGGTTGCCCGGCTTTCAATTGGTATATGGTTTCCCGATAGC